AATATTTGCCTGACAGAACCCAGAAGCAATGTCCCTTGCTGCCATCAAATCTAATGTTTGAACATTTCTATACTCGTGTGTATTACCAGTATAGTGTCCTCTATAGGTACCTGATACATAGGACTCAATATCCTTAAGTATCTCCTCTTCATGGTATTTAAAATAATGCGCTGTCATAGACTCCGTTTCTTGTTGAACCTCGTTATTTAGTTTGTCCAATTCCTTCTGATGATGTTCCCTTGTCCATCCATCATTATAGGGTGAATTTGCTTGTATAAAATGATGTGCCGCCTGGTCATCATTATCTGCTAGAAAATCCTGCTGAAAAGGAGTTCCATCCAAACCATTTCGATCATAGTCATAGTAGTAAGGGGAATGTTCACCCCCTTCTACTTTAACTGAATGAACATCACCATGACCATCTACAAAATCTTTTACTGGATAATCTGTTTCCATAGTTCCGTTTATTACTGAATCTAATAACCACCAAGCCATTATACCACCTCCTCGTCTGTTGGCAACTCAAAGTCTGCATCTACTTTATCATATAGTTCTAAGAAGGACTGTTTGGTCTCTTCATCAAAACGATTCACACATACTTTAATTGCCTTTGCTTTATCATTAAAGATAGAGTAAGCACGTAAGATGTGAACCAAACGACGAGTACTAATAATCTCTTCTATACCACCATCATAGAATGTCTTACGAATAATATCACCCCAATCTACAAGTCTCTTGCAGAACTCTATATCCTTAACTTTCAAACTATCAGCAACATTCTTAAGAATCTTATTCTCTATAGAAGGTGCTGGATAATCTTGCTCAAAGGTTACTGGGAATCTTTCAAGGAAGGCTTCATTAAGCACATTAGTTCCAATAAACCGTCCGTCGTCTGAACCTTTACCTTTAGTGTTTGCTGTTGCGATGACGTTGAATCCGTTTGCGGGTCTGACGAACTTTCCGATTTTCTTAAGGAAAACTCCGTTACCTTCAAGGATGGACTGGAGGCATAAGATTTTGTTGCTTGCGAGGTCGATTTCGTCAAGGAGCAAGACAGCCCCTCGGTTGAGAGCTTGAATAACGGGTCCGTCATGCCAGACTGTGGCACCATCAACAAGACGGAAACCGCCAATAAGATCATCTTCATCTGTTTCAATTGTAATGTTTACTCTGATGAGTTCTCTCTTAAGTTGAGAACATGCTTGTTCTACAGAGAAGGTCTTACCATTACCTGATAGTCCAGTAATAAATGCTGGATAAAATAACTTAGACTGAATGATCTTTTTGATATCAGCAAAAGGACCAAACTTAACAAATGTATTATCGGGATCAGGAATTAAATTCTGTTGCACTATAGGAGTAACAGCAGGAGCATTGAATGAGTTTTCAATATCTCGAACAACTTTTTGGGTTACTTCTAGGTTCCACTTACCACGACCAACTTTGAATTGCTCAAGTTTCTTAGTAACGGTTTGATAAGCAATATCGTTCATTACACAAAATGCTCTTACATCAGGTGCAGTGAATTCAACTCCATAGTTTGTTTTCAAACCCTCAATGATTTCTTCACGAGTCATTTTGATTTCGAACATAATGTGTTTCTTTTGATGCTTCTACTATAAGGCATCAAAAGGGCATTTAAACCCTAAGTCAGTTAATGTTGATATTTCTTAACACTTGCTTCCCACTCCTTCATACTGCTCTGGCAATTAGGTGGTTCAGGGTCTTTATATCCCTTCATCTTCTTCCACTTCTGTCTCAAGGCACCCATCATCCAAGATTGTGAAAGACTCTTAGGTCCATTCTCAAGCAAATCTAACTCATACTTGCTAGAAGTGTACCCTTTGTATTCTTCCCTCCAATTGGAGTCATCATAAGATTTAGTCATTTTAATGTCCTCCGTAAGGGTCATTATAGTCGTCCCAAATTTGTTCGGAACCACCTTGGAAATTTTCAGATCCACCGCCCTTCCAGGGACTGTGGTTTTGTGTGGCTAGTCTATACATTTTTTCATGCATTGTCAATGGTTCTTCTACCACCCAATCATCTATAGGTGGTTCATATTCACTTGGTGCTAAGTCTAAATCATGTGGGTCTCCCAATTCTGGTAGATGGTGTTCATTAAACCATTCATCACGAGTAGGTTTCTCTGGTGCTGGATAGGTCATTTCTCATATGTAAAGGTTTTTCCTTTAATTTTAGTATCCCCATATGGAGAGGATCTACCCGGTCTCATTTTTCCTGCTTTAGATCTTTTAACAGTTTTACCTTGAGCGTCTTTGCCCAATCCACCTTTTCTAGTTGCCGATACTGTAGCAGTTTTTTTAGTTTGTGTCAAAACGGCATCCTGCTTATACTTTTTACCAAGTGCTTTAATATCTTTCTTGAATTTTCTTTTACTCTTTTTACCAGAAGTTACAACGTGACTACGTTCTTTAACTTTCTTTTCATCTTTTGTTCCAGGATTCTCACTCCATCTTCCAGTTACCTTAGTAGCACCAGGAAGACCCTTACCTCTAATATCCTTATCTAACTGCTTTGCTCTTGCCTTATTCTCCTTAGAAGATTTGTCACCACGACTTCCTGAGATGATTGCCATCCCTCCCTTATCCGATTTACTTTTAATACGACTTAGACTACTTTCATCTAAGAATTGTTTAAATGTCTTCATGCGACTAAAGAAATAAACTCCCCTAATACCTTTTTATTTAGTTTTTTGGTCTTCAATGACTTAGCAAATGCTCTTTTAATTTGTGCCTTTGTTGCGTCATCCTTAACATCAAACTCTGCATCATCAGCAAGACTGTTAGCAGACATTGCAAAGTATGCATCATACCCAGAGTTCTTAATTGTAAAACTCTTGTTCTTCTTCCAGTCATTACTGAGAGATTCATTACCACTAGGATAATAAAGTCTAATGAATCTACTTGCTTCTCTATTAGGTAGAACACGAATACCCACAAAGTTTACTGTTGGAAATCTATCCTTAAGGTTATTTAAAAGAACCTCAGTGAATTCGTGATAATCATATTTAAATCCATAAGTCCTACCAACTTTACGGTCACGTAAGAATGTACGACCTGGACGAATATTACGACATCCCATAAATGAACTTCCATCTCTACCATCCCATCCACGGGTTATCTCTTTATGAAAAGGAAGATAACTTGCTTCACCATCAGTTAAGATAATGCACTGAACCTTTTCAACCTTATTCTCCTTTTGGAATTGTGGAAGAATCTGATGTAGAGAAACAAGTGCTTCATTTAAAGGAGTACCAGACAAGCACAACCTATCTGGATAACGATAGAACATTCCATCTCTATTACCAAAGCGTTCAGCAAGTCTCCAAATGTTTATCATCTGCTTCTCTAAGGTTTTAGCATTAACCTTACTAGTAAGCATATTCATCAAAGAGAATTCCTTCTCAATTGCAAATACCCCCTCTACCTTTTCATAATGATCAGGTAAGATTTTTGGTGTATCATAACCTCTTCTGTTCCACTCACTTGTAAAAGCATATACATCAAAAGGAATATTAACTTTTCTACAGAACCAGATAAGATTAAAGAGTTGCTTACAAGTATCAGATAAAACATATTGCATAGAACCAGACCAGTCCAAAATGAATACCAGTCCGTGATTCTTACCATCAGGTAATACAGTTATCTTCTTAAAAATGTCCTCGTTATATCGGTAAGTATGAAGCTTCGTTGTATCGAGAACCCCAGTGCGACTAGTAGCAGCACGAGCATAACTCGAAGCTGCCTTACGACACTCAAACTCTTTGACCAAATAATTGACTTCTTTTTGTGCATCTCTTTTAAATTGTACGAAATCAGCATCTACTTTCTCAAAAATATTTTGAGGGATTCTATCACTAGCAGTTATACCACGTTCTTTAAGTGCATTGGTATGTCCAACTTGCTGAACTGCCCAATCAGTATCAATCTCCTCATGAACCTCAGAGTTATTAATTATAACAGTATCCAAGTTTACCTTTGGAATCTCAACATAGTTATTCTCTATTCCTTGGTCATTCACCAACTCTTGGATTCTTTCCGATAGGGAATCTGCTGTTCTAACTTCTGGTTCAGGAAGGTCTGGAAGGTCATCAGAACTCTCACCACCACTCTCTTGCATTTGAGGAGTCTGTGGTGATTCTACTTCAGATTTTTCTTCTCCTTCTTTGCCTTCATCAGTTTGACCTTCTGTTTCCAGATCCAATTCCCCTTGCTTAGGTTGATTCTCTAAATTAATTTTCTCCTCCTGCTCTTGCTGCTTCTTGCAGTATTCATAAAGAACAAGTGCTGCTTTCTTTGTATCACTAAAGGTTTCACACCTTCCAATCATACCGACAATCTCTTTTTCAATATCCGAAAAAGATACATCAATGAACGAACCAATCTTGTAGTATAAATTAACCCTATCAGCAAGATTAAAACTATTATAATCTTCACCATCTAATTCAAAGAAATCTTTACCATGTAACTCATCATACCCTCTATAGAAGGTTTTGGCAATCCCCATATACTTACGCTTCATCAACTTCTCAACTCTTACATCCTCAACTACATTCACAAACTGTTGGGGAACTCTTATGGATAAGGTCCAGTCCTCATCAGGTGTAAAGAGTGCATGGGATACTTCGTGACTAACCAGCATATCGTATACAGTACCACTTGCTTTCTCCCAGAGTGGTAAGGTCAGTACACGAGAATGAACATCAAACTGTGCTGTTGGGACGTGTCTGTGCTCTACTACCAGATCTTCAGTAGCAAGCAACTTCGCTAGTTGGGACTTGATTTCTTGCTGAACTGCCATCTGTGTTTTCGTTGTATGTACCTACAATACTAGAAGACCTCCGCTTTTTGGAGGTCATGTAACGCATCTTAACATTTTGTAACCTTTGCTTTGCTTGCCGCAATGCTTGGGGTTTTAAGGTCCGTTTAGGTTCCTTCTTCGAATGGTGTTGCCAATTCGGGATAGAGTTGCTCAATGTCCTTCCTATAAAGGCCTGTGATATTATTTACCAGTTTAGCACTCCTGTCAAGTTTCTTAGATTGGTGGTCATCATCAAGGTATTCTAACGAACGACTGGTATCTGGTTTTCGTTCTGTCAGGGTAAAATCAAATCCTACCACATCACTCAACCATTCACAGAAGTCATCGCCAAACCCATCCTCAAACTTCCATATATTAGTATCGTCTGTAAGAAAATCTACTTGTGGTCTAAACCAATTGACTGCTTGTGTAAGAGGAAAGTTCTCTAACATAGAATGGAACATCATTGGGTCTTCCATTGCTTCTTGTATATCATCACCATACATTCTCTTTAAGAATATAGAACAAGAGAAGAATCTATCAATAGGATTTCTTACAACAGTGAAATGTGGAATATTAAATAAGTCATCAAAATGTTTCTGGTAAAGTTCATTATGAAAATGAGCAACCTCTATTCCATCAACGCTCTTCCATATAACTTGCTCTGGTTCAAATCCATTCTCTTCTATATTCTCTTCTAAGAACCTACCAGCAGTTCTAGGAATATGAACGAAAAGAAATCTCTTTGTTGGATTTGGATATGATACTACAGTCTGCTTATACGTCGGCATCTACGGTATCCAATATATTAATTCTAGGAGACCATCCAGTACTTAACATAATGGATATGTCTGCTACATTATCCTCTGCTTCTCCAGGAGTATCTAATTTCAAAGGAAGATTAGGATGTCCCATTGCTTCTGCTAGTCTCTTTACTGGAATAGAAGAACCATATCCAACAGGAACAGGTCCGTTTATTTCTGTCTTAGCAGCAAGATATCTTATTGCTCTACACACATCTTTAACGTGAATCCAGTCTCTTTTATGGTTAGTTACATAAGGTGCAGTACCTTCTTTCAACATTCCATACATCATATTGTCTCTACTCTCAGGACCATAAACCGTCGTAAAACGCATCCCTACGCTGTTAGGAGGTGCCATTTGTTCGTTAATCCATTTGGTCATAGCATAAGGATTCTCCCAATAGGAGTCCACTACAGCACTAGATGAAGCGTATAAAAGACGAGTCTTGGTCTGACCACACCAGTCAAATATAGGTTTTGCCTTTGCTACATTATTCTCATAATATGCTTCTGGTTTCTCCATACTCTCACGTATATCAGCCCATGCAGCAAGATGAATAACCAGTTGGTAATCATCAGGTTCAAAATTTACTATATCATCAGGTGCATCAATACCCTTCACCAGATACCCGTGTGTCCGTCTCCAGTCAGCGAAAACATAGCGTCCGATAAAACCTCTATGTCCTGTTACTAATACCTTATCCTTTTGAATCATGTTACCACCCAATCAATAACTTTTCTGATTGATTCATTATACAACCATACCTCAGTTAGCATGTCTGCATTGATATCATGGGATTCCATTTGATGAATCAATGAATTCAAATCTTTGGGAAAACAAGTTCCACCAAATCCCCTATCATTATCTATACCAGGAACCTGAGTATGAGATTCACCTATACGAGGGTCTGTGGTTATTCCCTTACGAAGATTCTTATAATCCATACCCAATTTCTCACATACATCATATACCTTATTAAAGTATGCTACCTTATATGCAAGGAATACATTAGAGAAATATTTAATTGCTTCACTCTCATCAGAAGTTGTCTGAATAATCTCAGGTTCTTGATTCCAATAAACATAACCCCAATAAAGTTTAGCAACCCTTCCTGTAAGATTAGGATCTCCACCTATAACAGTTCTATCTGCTTTTGCAAGATCACTTACAGCATTTCTTGCAGTTAAGAACTCTGGGTTATGAACTATCCATAGGAGTGGATACTTTTCTACCAACTTCTTTGTTGTCCCAATAGGAACAGTAGATTTGATAATAAAGGTACGCTCCTTCCCAAGAGGGTCTTCATTCTTCTCAGAAATATCCTCAAACAACTTCTCTAATATGGATAAGTCACAACTTCCATCTACTTTCATAGGAGTTGGGACACACACAAAAATATACTCCTGCTCCAATACTTCCTCAAAAGTATTCAAGGATCTATTCTTATCTACATCATAGATTTTTGTTTCTACCTTATCTCTTACGTTCTGGTAAACAGCATTACCAACGAATCCGTTACCAATAATTCCTACAGTTGCTTTCGTCATAATGCCATCCTACTAAATCCTTTAAGTTTTTCAAATCGAATGTGATTCTCAAATTTATCTTCCATCCCAGTCTTATGGGATATAACGAAGATATTTGCATCCTGAATCACGTAACGGATGATCTTTAAAAATTCTT